GCTGGCAACTATGTTTATGACCTTGAACTAAACTCTGGCGGTCAGGTGACAAGACTTATTCAGGGATCGTTCGCTATCCAGGCTGAGGTCACTAGGTAATGTCCCAAGTCACACTGGAACTAACTGAAACCAGCACAAGCATCGAGGTTGATGAAACCAACGCTGCTGTCAATGTGACTGAAACCTTTACAACGCTAGATCTAGGCAACGCTGGTCCACAGGGTGCAACAGGGGCAGGTGTTGCTGATGGGGGAACTACTGGGCAGATTCTTTCCAAGATAGATGACACAAACTACAACACACACTGGATAGACAACTTTGCAAGTCAGCTCAAGCATGAGGTAAAGCTTGGCGAGGCTATCTCTAAAGGTCAGGCAGTTTATGTGAGCTCTGCCAGTGGCACAAACATGATTGTGTCAAAAGCTGACAACACAACCGAAGCAGCCTCAAGCAAAGTAATGGGCTTGTTAGAAACTGGTGGCTCAACTAACGCTCTAGTCAAGGTTGTCACAGAAGGTCTTTTGGCTGGACTAAACACAAACGCTGCAACAGCCGGAGATGCTGTTTGGCTAGGAACTGCTGGCAATCTAATCTATGGATTGGCTAATAAGCCGGTAGCCCCAGCCCACTTGGTTTACATCGGTGTGGTGACTCGCAAAAATGCAAACAATGGTGAAATCTTTATCCAACCTCAGAATGGCTTTGAGCTAAATGAGATTCACAATGTCTTGATTAGCAACCCTCAAAATGGTGATGTGCTCAAATACAACTCATCACTCGGACTATGGCAGAACGGACAACCATAATGCCCTACTTTATTTCAGACCAGACCGATTGCCCTGAGTGGGCAGTTGTAAAAGAGGATGGCGTTGTCATCACTTGCCAGCCAACCAAACAAGATGCCATAGATCAGATGGTTGCTTTGTCAATCGCTGAGGAGATTGAACCAGGTGGCGAACTTAGGGCAGAGCCAGATGAGCTAAGTGTTGGTGATTTTGTCAGATGGGGCTCAGGTGACAATGTTGCTCAGGGTCGCATCACCAGAATTGTTAGAGATGGCGAGATAAATGTCCCAGACTCTAGCTTCACAATCACCGGCACAGAAGATGACCCTGCTGCACTTATCAGGATCTATCGCGAAGGCGAGGATGGCTGGAACCCAACCGATGTGCTAGTCGGTCACAAGTTCTCTACCCTAAACAAGATTGCAGAACTAAGAGCAATAAGAGAATTGCCTGACAACTACAGACCAGCCCTAGCCGAGGATGTGCCAGAGGGCAGAGCTTGTGGCAACTGCTTCTTCTTCAACGAGGAAAGAATAAACGAGGCTGGCGATAAAGCTTGGTGCGAGCGTTGGGATGACTTTGTTGATGGTGGCTTCTACTGCAACGCCTGGGAGCCAGATGAAGATAACGATGACGATGAAGATGACCACATGGGTGAGATTAGGGCTATAAACCAAGATGCCCCTGCTTACATGAGAGCAGCAGCTCGCCGAGGCCTCGAGTATTACGAGCAAGGTCTAGCTGGCGATGGTGTCACACCTGGCACTATCCGCGAGGCCCGAGCTATGGCAGAAGGCACAGTCAGCGATGACAAGTGGATAAGGATTGCTGCTTGGATTGCTCGACACCTTGTAGATCTAGACAGCCCAGATGCCAACCCCAACTCAGACAACTACCCATCAGCCGGTGTTGTTGCTCACTTGCTTTGGGGATCAGGTCCATCTAAGCGAGCTGCACAGAGGACCAAAGACTACGCTGATTCGGTTGTTGCTAGAATCAGAGCAGAGGAAACTACCAGGATGACTAATAAAAACAAGTGGCTAGATGTTGCGAGAGCGATTGCCCTAAAGATTGACGGCCCACAGGCTAAACAGCCAGAGGTCAGAACTAACAGCGTTGACTTCGAGGTCAGAGCTGAGGGCGATGGTATGAGCTTCACCGGCTATGCCTCAGTATTCAACAGCCCTTCTGAGGATCTAGGTGGCTTCATCGAGTATGTTGCCCCAGGTGCTTTTAGGCGTTCCCTACAATCTCGCAACGAGGTAAAGCTTCTCTGGAACCATGACGCAGGTGAACCACTTGCATCCCTTCGCGGTGGCACTATGCAACTTGTCGAGGATGAGCGAGGCCTAAAGGTCACAGCACAACTTCCGAACACAACCCGAGGCAGAGATGTTGCCGAGCTACTTAGGACTAAAGTTATAGACTCCATGAGCTTTGGCTTCAATGTCATCAAGGACTCATGGTCAGCGGATGGGAAAACAAGAACCTTGGAATCAGTCAGACTTTTTGAGGCCTCGATAGTTAGTTTCGCTGCGTATCCCGCAACAACCGCAACTGTTAGATCTACTGATCAGGCGATTGACCCAGACAGACTTGCCGATGCACTGCTAAGGCTAGAGTCTGGCGATGACCTCGATGAGGCTCAGGCAACTCTAATTACCGATGTTGTTGGCAAGCTAAAGGCACAGCCAGACGCTGAGGAAGTAATTGGCAACGGCCTTGACTTGCTAGACCTAAAGAAAAAGCAGTTTGACCTTCTACTGAAAAGGATCTAATCATGGCAACCAAAGATGAAATCAAAGCAGCTATTCTTGCAACCGCTGGCAACCCATCAGCCGGTGTAGTCGCAGAAATTGCTGAGGATCTAGCCCAGGCAGTCTGGGAACTAGACAACAAGAACTCGGTGAACCCAGCCAAAGAAGTTAGGGTCACCAGTCCAAAAGAAACTCGCTAAAGAGTTTTTAGCCCCAGCTCGGCCCCCTTCCTGAGCTGGGGTTTTTTTGTGCTTGTAAACTTGTGATTAGCAGTTGAGTGTAAGCACCGCTGTGTCTGTTGAGTGTCAGCACCGCAGGAAACCCTAATCAACTAACTAACAGGAGAATCATGTCTGACTTTATCAAGTCACAAATGGATGCTCGCAACAACCTCATCGCTCAGGCGAGAGAAGTCCTAGACTTCGCTGAGGCTGAAAAGCGTGGCCTATCCGCAGAAGAAAACCAGAAGATTGCTCGTATCGAAGCTGACATCGACTCAGCCGACACAGCTATCTCAACTGCTCGTTCAATCGCAGACCGCGAAGCTCGTGCAGCCGAGGCATCCGCTTCATTCGCACCAGCAACTTACGCACCAGCTAACAGCGATGCAGACATCCTACGCTCAATCGCTATGGGTGAATTGCGTGGCCATGACTTCGGTCGCGAGGCTCGTACTCTAGTTCCATCCAGCAACACTGTTGGACAGAGCTTCTTTGACCAGGTGTTCCAGATTGCTCAGCTAGTTGGCCCAATGCTAACTACCTCTGAGGTATTCAACACCACCTCTGGCGAGAACCTAGTTATCCCAACAGTCACCGCAACTTCAACCTCTGGTTCAGTTGCAGCTGCAGGAACCATCTCTGAGAGCAACCCAACATTCTCATCCATCACCCTTGGTGCTGAGAAGTATGGTGCTCTAGTGCAGGTTGCACAGGAGCTAGTCACCGATGCTGGATTCGACATCACAAGCTACATCGCACAGCAGCTTGGAACCTCACTTGGCCTAAAGGTCAACGATGTTCTAACCACAAAGCTATCCGCTGCTGCTGGATCAGTAGTTCGCGGAACCGCAACCAACTTCGCTGCACAGTACGAGGACTTGATTGACCTTGTATACGGCATCGCTGATGGTGCTCGTGTTCTACCTGGACTTGGTTTCCAGATGAGCAAGACCGGTATCGCTGCAGCTCGTAAGCTAAAGGACGATTCAGGTTCATACATCTGGACCGACTCAGCAGTACCAGGACAGCCAGCAACCTTGCTTGGCTACCCAGTATTCGAGAACCCAAATGTTGCTGCTGTTGGAACTGCTGCTAAGTCAGTATTGTTCGGACACCTACCATCATTCAAGGTTCGCGTTGCAGGTGGAATGAGAGTTGACCAGTCAGCTGACTTCGCTTTCAACACTGACACTGTGACCTACCGAGGCCTAATGCGAGTTGATGGTGGACTAACCCACGCAACTCACATCGGTTTCTACCAGGGTAAGTAATCACCCTAGCTAAATAAGCTGACAAGCCCCAAGCGTGTAGGTTCGCTTGGGGCTTGTCTTTTGCTAGGATTAGGCCATGCCTACTACTAAAAAAGAGAAACTAAACGGAGCTGTCAGCCTTTGGTCAAACAGCTATAACGCCCCAACCGGATACGGCCAGCAAGCCACACACTTGCTAGACAATCTCAAAAGGTCTGGGCTCGATGTCCAGATGTTGTCTAACTATGGACTTGAAGGTGTGCCAACAACTGTCCAAACGGCTTATGGCAAAGTCCCACACTTCCCTAGAGGCATTGACCTTTACAGCAACGATGCTGCACCGATAGATCACGCGAACCTCATTGCCAAAGACCCTGACAAGCCAAACCTGTTTATCAGCCTTTATGATGTTTGGGTTATGCAATCAAAGGGCTACGACAAGTTCCCTATTGCCTCATGGGTTCCACTAGATCATGTCACTATGCCACCAAAGGTTGAGCAGTGGCTTCGCAAGCCCAATGTCACACCTATTGCGATGGCACCTCATGGCGTTAGGCAGATGACTGCCAAGGGCATCGAGTGTGAGTATGTGCCCCACGCTATTGACACAAAGGTTTACAAGCCAACCTTTGAGATTGGCAAACACGCCATCAACGATTATCTCGGCATCAAAGAGGATGACTTCCTCATTGGAGTTGTTGCAGCTAACAAGGCATCGGGTCTGATTCACCGAAAAGCTTTTGGCGAATTGCTGATGGCCTTTAGCATCTTCTCTAAAGAGCAGCCCGATGCTTTGCTTTATCTGCACACTGACGCTTATGGGATGGCAGGTGGCTGGAACCTTATTCAGATTCTTCAATCGCTCGGTATTCCAAAAGACAAGGTGCTACTGCCTAACCCACAGGACTATCGCTTTGGCATGGCTAAGAAAGACCTTGCAGCCATCTACACCAGAATGGATGTGCTACTTGCCCCAAGCTACGGTGAAGGCTTTGGAGTGCCGACACTAGAGGCTCAGGCTTGTGGCACAAGGGTTATCGGATCTAATTGGGCTGCAACCCCTGACTTAATCAGCGAGGACTCATGGCTTACCGATGGACAGCCAGCTTGGGATGCAGGTCAAGATGCCTGGTGGCAGACACCGAACATCCCTAGCCTTGTCAACGCCCTGAAAGAGTCTTACTACGCCAAGCGAGGCCCATCACAGGTTGCTATTGACTTTGCTAAAGACTTTGACATCGAAACAGTTTGGGATAAGCACTGGGTTCCGGTCCTAAAGAAACTACTCAAGTGATTGCTTGGATAAGCCACCATCTGCCTGAGTTCTGGCAGGGAAAGCTTGTCGGCGGTGCAGAGATGACCGATGCCACCTTGCTCGAGAATGCACCTGTTGAGATCAAGACATTCCTACCGAGCCAATGGCGTGAGGCTTTGGAGTTTGACCAGATAGTCATCACCGGCACAGACCTATTAAATGCAGAGGCAATGACAGAGCTGGCAAAGAAAGAACCAGTTGTCGCGGTCCATCACTTGCAAACCAGAAGTCCAGAAAGAGCCAACCTATTCAACTCAGCTAAAGTGCTTATCTGCCGGACACCTAAACACCTAGAGCTCGAGCTTGAGTGGACTAACCCCAAGGCAAGTACCTGGGTTGTTTCGCCACTAGATCCGACTGAGTTCACAGCCAAGCCAAAAGAGGACTTTGCATTGTGGGCTGCAAGATGGCATCCTCAAAAGGGCCCAGAGCAAGCAATCCAGTGGGCACAACAAGAGAACCTAAAGCTAATAATGATGCACGACAAGACAAGGGCAGAAGTCCTAGAAACAATGAGTAGAGCGAAGCACTTTGTATTCTTGCCACAAGGCTTTGATGCAGAGCCACGATCAGTCGTTGAGGCAGTCTTATCAGGTTGCCAGGTACACACCAACGACCTAGCTGGGATAAGCTCAATAC